ACACAGTATATATATAATAATAAGAACGAATCAGGAACAAACAACCACAGTCAGAACCAAACAAGAACAACATAAAAAAGATTCGTTTAATTACAATGACTTATAAAATAATTACAAATAAAGCTTGCAATCTATGTTGGGGTATGCCCTTAATAGTACATCGAAAGCGACAAGTTAGCTTAAAGAGTAAACGAAAGTTCTTGATCCTTTAACTAACAGCGTCCTTAGACAGCTACGGTGAAAAGCCCTAGCACAAATACTAAAACAAAATACTTGACTACTAAAACTAAATACGAAAGACTGAATACAACACTAACGAAAGATAACTGATACGACACA